CGGGGCAGACTTCAAGATTTTCTGTCCTAGTTAGTATTTTCTTTCAATCTTACCGGTTAAGTCGTTTGACCACCGGACTGTATAGGTATGAGAACGGATGAATAATCCCAGCTCGTACTAACAGGCACACGAAGTTACAAAATGAAAGTTTTTTAACATACTTTTCGGTTATACAGGAAAAGTTAAAAGTGTCTACCTCATATGAGAAGCTATAGCTTGCTAATTGTCTCTTAGGAAACTAAAAGCAGTAGTGAACTTTGGTCTATCACCCATTTTTCTTAGCAGCTTGATTAATTTCAACTCCGTAGGTTTTACAACTTTAGGAGGTGCTGTTTCAGAATCCGAGATTTTTACATCATATCGATCAACAAGTTGTAACAACTCATTGTATCGATCTAGATGATCACGTTGATCAACTAGTACGGATAATGGGGAGTCGATTTGTCCTGGAGAACTAGTAATAGGCTCTACAAGACGTTCCGCTCTCATGAGAATAAATTGTCTGAACATCACAAACAGAGTATCAAGGTCATTTTGTGACTTTTGCTCTTGTGTTAGTTCTTTACCAATTACCTCAAACTCTTCCGGATATGTTAACATTTCCGGATTAGCTGATATTTCATCAGTTACAGTTAAGGAACATCGGTCAAAGATATCTAAACACAGTTTATGAATATCAGACGGTATGTCGGCTTTTGCGCTGAAGACAGCAAGCGGTTTCCACAAGTGGATCCCGAACCAGTCTTTCTCGAAAGACCAAACGAACTTAGCTCTATTTGACATACTAATTCTGTGAGAAACCTCTCCAGAAATTAGTGATGGCAACGAAGATCGTATTCGACCTATGTCAGCATTCATTAAGATTGCTTTACCAAGGCGGAAAGTACTTTGAGTACCATCTACCAAGGATGACATTGCTTCCTCAACCGTAATTAAATTTCGGTTAGAAAGCATCGACCATATTGCTAAATAAGTAGGTCCAACGAGGCCTTGTTTATGTAAGGAAATTCTTGCGAATCTTTCAATGTAATTATTGATAAGTCGTTTTTTAACGATTCCTTTGTTTAACAAGAAGAAAGCATTATTTGCTCTTCCCATAAGTGTGTTCCCAGCCATAAATTGTTTCCAAGATATGGCAGAAACATCTTTACCGTTTAGAGTGGTTACTTTAGCAAATTCTGCAACAGCATTATTTGCACAAACTGATTTTGAAGTGTTAATTGGCACTCCAAGGCGATCCATTATTACCAAATATTCTTTGGCAACTTTTTGATCGAAGAGGATGATATCATCCCCTAACAGTTCGTATCCCGAATACCAAGTATCTTGTGTATAAGGGATTTGTAAGCTCATTCCGTATGCTTGTCTAAAAGCAAGTTGGACGATAAAGTGATGGGTTACAGCTAACATAGCCCAAGAGGATAACGCCCCCATCGGTTGCCCAACAGTATAGTTTAAGAGAATATAAGGTTTACTTTTGTAATTCCAAATAATATCGAAAACTTTATCGTTGAGAGTAATATGCGTTGGAATAGGGAAACCTAACTCCAAAGCTTTTTCTCTTTCACCTTTAGTGAATGGCAAACCGTGCTCTTTACACATATAGTGTGGGAGCATGAGGTAGTAATCTCTTTCGGTTAATAACTTAGCCCAAAGATCACCTAGGGTCGGAATAATGTTATTCAAGACCACTTTTTGTAATGACAACGGCAATCTATCTGTTGCTGCGGTTAAATCATAACCGTAAGATTTTCCATATAATATTGCCTTTTGACCGGCTCTCTTAACAGAAAGCTCTTGGTTAAAGGTTCCATCATTTGGAAGGTTTCTTAGGAATTTGAACAGCATTTCATGGATGGGTTTAAGGGCTTGTTGAGTCCAAAAATCTACCATAGCAAATACTCGTTCTTTCCCAGCAGCCTCGCTCTTAATACTTAGTTTTCCAAGCCAAGGACCAGAATTAGGGTACCATAATGCATTTTCGAATGCGGTCCCCTTATAAGCCTCATCAAGATGAGGTTTAGGGGGGTTGGGAGTCATTGACTCAAAACCACCATAAGTTTCTAGTCTATACGCAAGGATACCTTCGTAGAAAGTAAGCAGTCTAGTTTGTTTTGTTATTAACAGAATGTCTTTAACAACATCTGACAAACCATGTTTAGCTAGCGTGATAGGATCTGTAAACATTCCGTGCCAAGAAACTTTCGTCGTTGACGAAGCGGTTTCTAAAAGCAGGAGATCCTCTTCTTTGAAAAGTCTTTTTTTGGAAAATAACGCCGAAGCGTGACTTTTATCCAAGTGATAATTGAAACGAACAAGCATCCCTTTCATCATTAGATCTTTCGCAGTAGAGGCTGCATATATAGTTTGGAGTTTCAATTGCCCGGGTATAGTAATTACTCTATAAACGGAGAACAAGGTTAACCAAAATCTTATTACAGATTCGGATCCCCCTTGAATCAGCTTTCTATCCCGTGAGGGAATGATAGCTGGCAATTTGAACCCACTTAGTCTACTATGTAGAATTTGTGGCTCTAAATCACATAAGCTGTTTATTGGATCTTTTCCAATAGCTTTTTGCACTGCAAGTTGCGAAGCCTTAAGATATTTCACTGTAAGGACATCACCGTGGTGTTTATACATACTGTATATATACCCAGTAAAGAGTGTAACTACTCTAAGTCTACCAGAGATCTTTACCTTATTGGGGAAACAAGCAAGGATAATTCTCCAGCTTAATCCCTTCATAAGGTCTGCTAGTGAAGCGACTCTATAGAGAGTGATGGTTTGAACCCCATCTTTAGAACTTCTAGTTATGGTTTTTGTTTGAATATCATTAAACAATCCATACTTTAGTTCGTTCTCATAGACCCATTTCCCAGCAAGGCTAACCATTGCGCCGTTCTCAAGAATTGAGGCAAATAAACTTTTAATTCTTCTTGAAGTCAACCCGAAAACGGATTGACGTACTAGAGGGGTGGTTTTATTAATAAGACCGGAAGTTTGTGCATTAATTGATTTGTTCGCCTTAACGGCTACAGTTGAATAAGATCTAGGTCCCTCAATTGTTTTCACTTTATTGGGATTTTTTCGGATGTTAATATTATTAGCACCGCCCAGATTTGAACCAATTTTGTTGATTCTTGAGCTTATTAAACTGACATTTCTAATAAATGCCTGAATTTTCGGTATAACTTTCATGAAAGCAATAGTTGCTTTGAGAAATATAAGGAAAATCGTCAGACCTATATAGAATTGCACCGGTAAACCGGCTGCCAAGACTACAAGTCCCGATAATTCCAAGTAGTGTATCAGAGATAACACCGCTGAAATAAAGGTTAGAGTTAATATCATTGTAATTAATGTGTGATAGGCGAGTCTAACGGACGCACTAGGGTTTAACCCCCTTAGCGTTTCCCGCGAACAGTAGCCCCTACGCGATCCAGTAACCAGGTAACTCTACTTGTATTACTATCGTCTAGAGCCAGTACATAGGCGTGAGCCTTCTCTGGATATCCGAAAGAGTTTTTATTCTCTTTGTCGTTTTTACATTGTTTTTTAGGTATACTGAACCTGTCATTCCTTTCGGAATGGATAAGGTCATTATCTAGGAAAAACCTCCTGAAGTTTGAAGAAGAAAGCGAGTTTGTCGCATTACGTTTTCGTTGGTTTCTTATTTGCCTTGCGGCACTGCATTCTGGCTAAGGCTAACTACCTTAGATTCAACCGTCAACCGGTCCAGAAGTGGCTAAATGAGAGCTCTCACGAGTTCTCGCCAACTACTCAGCAATGAGTATTTGGTACGGGTAAGATCCACTTAGACTTTTCTTTCAGAACATATGGCCCATTATAATTTAAGATTTAATAGATCCCTACTAAAGGATACTATTATAGCGTAAAACACTACGAACTTGTTTAAGGTTCAGTCTTCAATTATTTTGGTATGGTCGGATAGCGAAAGTTAGTTTCAAGTACCTATCCCTGCAACTCTTAAGTGGCTTTCAATTAGAGTGTCCGGTAAAACCGGTTCTAGGTTGAAGGACCACCTTAAGAATCCGATCGTTGGACGTAAGTTACTTCTGACAGTTAAGTCAGATGCAACCACTTACCAGCGACGATCGTGTGCATTTTCTGGCGTGGGGCATACATCGCTGTATACCCAACGTCTAATCATCTCTCACCAGTCTGGGAAGTCCTGTAATGGGATCCAGCGGTTCAGATGAGCCTTTTGGGAAGCTGAAAATGCTTTTCCGAAGGTTACGTGGATTGTAATCCACTGATAACGGTTCGGCCAGGGGTTAATCTCCTGGTGGTACCCGTCCCTG